ACGAACATGCAGTAGAGTATACTGACTTATTCGATTCAGAAACATCTGGTCAAAACTATGAAGAAGATGTACAACTTACAGGCTTCGGTCTAGCTTCTGTTAAACCAGAAGGTCAAGGTGTACAATATGATTCAGAAGTACAAGGCTTCACTACTCGCTACACACACGTTGCTTACTCTACTGGTTACATCGTAACTAAAGAAGAGTTAGATGACAACTTGTATGAAGCTGTTAGTCGTCGTCGTGCTGCTGCATTGGCTATGTCTTTCCGTCAAACTAAAGAGAACGTTGCTGCTAACGTATACAACCGTGCATTCAACGGTTCATACACAGGTGGTGATAATACATCTTTAGCTAACACTGCTCACCCTAACACATCAGGTGGTACATGGGCTAACCGTCCAACAGTTGATGTTGACTTATCTGAGAGTGCTTTAGAAGATGCGGTCATTGCAATTATGGGTCTTCAAAATGACCGTGGTTTGTTGATTAACATCATGCCACACACTTTGATTACTGCCCGTCAAGAGTTAATGAATGCTCAACGTATTCTTAAGAGTTCTTACCAAACAGGTAATGCTAATAATGATATTAACGTAATCAAATCTGGTAACTATATTCCAGGTGGTTTCAAAGTTAATCATTACTTAACTTCACCTCACGCTTGGTTTATCCGTAATACTATTCCTGGTAAAACAGGTATGAAGTATTATGAGCGTACTGGTATTACTTTTGACCAAGACAATGACTTTGATACAATGAACATGAAGGCTAAAGGCTACGAACGTTATTCATTCGGTTGGTCTGACCCTCGTGCTATTTGGGGTGTGAACGGCCCGTAACCCTTTGATTATTAAGAAGATATGGCTAGACTAAGACCAGAAGAGCATAAAGAAAAAGCTATATCTTATTTAATAACAAAGTGAGTGGACCTTAGTAAAGGTATTTAGAAATACCTCTTGACATTAGTCGAGAATTAGTGTAGTATATATTGAATGAGCTTTAGGTGTAAAATACTTATGTAAGTCTCACTCTTTATTAAAGGAAATATATGTCATACGAAAAAGAGAAAGAAAAGGGCAAACGCCCTGATACTACAGTGCCTAAAAAAGGCTTTAAATAATATAAACAACTCTGCTGACGCTTTTAATTAAGCGTTGCTTAGCAACGTCAAAGGAGATTTACAATGTCAAACCCAACCCGTTTATTAAGTGGTCTTTCAACCGCTTTCCCAAATGAAACACTTTACTCATTCCCCTTCCCAGACCCTTTTCACACTGGGAGTACTCAAGCGTTAGGTAGCTCAGTTTACACTAATGACTTTAATACACTTATTGGTACAGACTATTCTGTAACAGGTACTTCATCTACATTTACATTAATTGCTGGTGTTGGTGGTGTAGCTACTCTTACTCCAGGTGGTACAACAACTGCCTCATCTGCTTATAAGAATGGTCAATTCTTCCAATTCCAAGCAGGTACCCGTGCATGGTTTACAACTCGTATCCAAGCATCTGCTGTAGCAGGTAACGTATCATTCTATGCTGGTTTGCAAAATGGTTCTACAGCTACTGACGGTATTTGGTTTGTTAAACCAGCTGCTTCAACTTCTATTAACTTAGTGTCAACAGTTGGCTCAACAGCAACAACTTTAGTAACAGGCGTTGCAAATGTAGCTGCTGCTACATGGGTTGACTTGGGCTTCTACTACAATGGTACAGACTTAGAAGTGTATGCTAATAGCGTGAAGGTAGCTCGTGTAACAGCTCCTACAATTGGCTCTTCAGCTACTACATTAACTAATGCTATCTTAGGCCCAGTATTCCAAATTACTCCTACAGCAACTGATACTTTATCTGCAGATTTTGTTTTAGCAGCTCAAGAACTTGTACGTTAATTTAGGGGTATACAATGGCTAATAGTACATCTATTCAAATACTTGAGGATGGTGCAGCTAATACAGTAATTAAACTTGAAGGGGTGTTAGACACCTCTGATGTTTCTTCTACTGTAGTTGTTGACCCAGCTGCTCAGTCATCTGTTGACCCTACGGGGTCTAACTACCTTAAAGCTACTAAATATAAACTAGATAAGATTATTCATAACATTGAAGATGGCTTGTCAGTCAACTTGTTTTGGGATGCTACAACTCCAGTTCGTATTGAAGAACTAACAGGTCGTGCTAAAGTAGACTACCGTGACTTTGGTGGCTTACAAAACAATGCTGGTGCTACAGGCTTTACAGGTAAGGTTACATACACGACTGAAGGTTGGTCTGGTATTAAATCTTTCTCTGTTATCTTGTATCTAACTAAACAATGGTAAGTATTCAATCTCAAGCTAAAGAGGTACAACTATCTGCTATTATTACTCGTGCTGATGGCACAGTAGAAGAGTTGGGTACTATTGCCTATTGGAATAAGAATATATTTAAAACGCTATTATGGAGAATTAAACAATGGCTACGCTAATCGTTACAACTGGTAAAGCAATAGTTACCAATAGAATTAAAGGGGCTGGTACAGAGCCTTTGAACGTTGCATGGGGTACAGGTGTTGGTACTACAGCAGCTGCTGATACAACACTATTTACTGAAACTGGTACTCGTGTTGCAGGTACATCAACTCAACAAACAACTACAACTGCTTCTGATACCTATCAAGTGGTCGGTACTCAAACTGCTGGTGGTGCTTTAACAATCACTAATGCTGGTTTGTTTGATGCCTCTACTTCTGGTAACCTTTTTGTTAAAGGTGACTTCACAGGTATTGTATTAGCTTCAGGAGACTCAATTCAGTTTACATTCAAGACTCAATTCAGTTAATAAGAAATGGCTTTAAATGAGTCAGCATTAAATGTTGAAGCAGTCAATGGTAATGGTTCTGTAAACTTCTTACAAAACCTTATCATTGCTTCGACTGTAACCTTTAGTTTTCTTAAGGGTGTTAGTTTAATTAAAAGTTTAACAAGTGCTATTACTCAGTCGTTAGTTGTATCTAAAGTTAAGACTGTACTATTGTCTATAAGTTCTACTGTATCAGTTACAACATTAAGAGTTATAGGGAAGCTTGTGAGCTACCTACAAGGCTCTAGTAATATCTTGTCAATGATAACCTCTAGGTTTAGAACTTTAAATGCCTCTAGTACAGTTATAGAGACAGTTATAAAACTACTTCCTAAGACTTATTCAGTTGTTAGTAGTGTCACTCAAAGTATTTTTAAGAATGTTGGTAAAAGTCTAATAGCTTCTTTAACTTCTACAGCCTCTTTTGTTAAAAGTGTTTTTAAGAATATAGTATCAACTATAGAAAACATAACAGAAGTTATACTAGAGCAAGCAACTCACTTCTTAATATTATTAGCTTCAGCTACTGTTACTGAAACGTTAAGTAGGGTTGTGGGTAAGCTATTAGTTGTGTCTAGTGGTATTACAGAACAAGTAGTTAAACAAGTAGGAAAGAATGTTGTTGCAGTTGTTACTACCACAGCAAACATTATTAAAGCAATAGGTAAAAGTTTATCTTTAGTAGTTACGGAGAGTGCTAGTTTAGTTATTATGAAAATACTTAACTTAGTATTACTAACCTACTCTACTATTATACTGTCTATTACTAAGTATATAAGTAAGTTTTTAAGTATTAATAGTAGTATTAGTTTTACTATAGTTAGAAGTATTTTAATTACTAAAACTATTATAACAACTATTATACCACAAATAATAGAAAGTGCAATAAGTTTTTATAAATATAATAACCAAAGACTTATGTATGCTGCTACTAAGGTGTTGTCCGTAGTGTCTACTAAAATTAGAACCATCTTTGCTAATAAGGATTTAAACCTATGAGTTCTTTCTCATACAAACTAACTACAGAGAATGAGCAGTTTACATTTGACTTCTCTAATGTAATAGCAAGTGGTGAAACTATATCTAGTGCTACTATGGTAGTTGAAGTGGTAGAAGGTACTGACCCAAGTCCATCCTCTATCTTAGTAGGTACTCCAGTAATTAATGGCTCTAGAGTGGCACAGCGTATCTCTGGTGGCCTAGACCAAGTTACTTATAGGTTAGAGCTTTCAGCTACAACATCACTTACTAATGTTTATACTTTAGTGGGTGACCTTCCTGTACTGGCTCCGATTAGTTTATAATGGGTTACTTCTCAAGATGGGATAGAGGAGACTGGGATGCCATGTGTGATGTATGTGGCAGAAAGTTTAAAGCTTCTAAACTTAAGATGCGGTGGGATGGCATTATGGCTTGCCCACAAGATTGGGAGCCACGTCAACCTCAAGACTTTGTAAGAGGAGTACCTGACCCACAACTAGTCCCTTGGGTTAGAGATGAAGCTACAGATACTTTTATAGCTATTACTATTTCTAGTTTTAATACTTTGTTTAGTTCTATTACTTCAAGTTTAAAGATAGATGTTACTTACCATAACCAGTCTAAACTATATAGTTTCTTATCTAGTATGGTAGCTAGTTTAGTTGCAGTAAAAGTTCCAGCACCAACTCCAAGTTTGAACACTGTTAATAGTGATGCTGTAAATAATAAAATATTAGGATAACATATGACGATTCAATTTACTAATAATGCTTCAACAACCTTAGCTAGTGGGATAACAGCAATAGCTACCTCACTAACGGTTGCTACAGGAGCAGGAGCTTTATTCCCTACACCTTCTGGTGCTGCTTTCTTTTACTGTACCCTACAGAATGTAGCAGGTACTCTACGAGAGATTGTTAAAGTAACTGCACGTACTACAGATACCTTTACCATTGTTCGTGCTCAAGATGGTACATCAGGTCAAATATTTTCTACAAGTGATAAGGTAGAACTTCGTGTAACTGCTGCTGACCTTAATAACTTTGGTCAATTAGATACAGGTAACACTTGGGCTACAGGTCAAACATTTGTAGCTCCTGTCTTAGGTACTCCAGCTTCTGGTACTTTAACCAACTGTACATTCCCTACATTAAATCAAAATACATCTGGTACTGCTGCTGGACTATCAGCAACATTAGCCGTAGGGTCAGGTGGTACAGGTCAAACGAGCCTAGCGTCAGTAACGGTAGGGAATGCCACAGTATCGGGTTCAACTACTGGTAATGCAGCGACTGTAACAACTGTAACCCAAGCAAACATAGCAGGTGCGGTAGCCCCTAGTACATCAGGTAATGTATTGACATCTAACGGAACGGCTTGGACTTCTACAGCCTTACCAGCAGGGGGTGTAACTTCAATAGTTGCAGGTACTGGTATAACAATATCTGGTGGAACTGGAGCAGTTACAGTTACTAATGCTGGATTAGGTATAGGGCAGACTTATACTAATGTACTAGCATCTAGGATAGTTTCTACTACTTATACTAATTCAACAGGAAAACCAATATTACTTCAAATAGTAATAAATGGTGCATCTACAAATTCAGTAATAATTAATTCTGTAACTGTTTTTACATGGAGTACTTCAACATCAGCAGGTATGTTTTATTCAGGAATAGTCCAAAATGGACAAACTTATTCATATACAGGGTCAGCTTTATTTTCATTTTGGGAGTTGAGATAATGAAAACATATAAAGATTTAAATAATAATCTATGG